AACAGCAGACATTGCACTTTGAACTTGTTGTGGTAGCATAGGTTTAATTAAAGGGGTTACCATCTTTACAATAGGTAAGGCTCTTTGAACTTTTGACATAACATTACCCAACATACTCTTGAAAGAACCACCACCAACATATCTATTTATATCAGAACGAACATTTAACTCTCCTAATGTTGCATTAATAATATCACTTTCAGATAAAACACCTTTTATAATTCTAGATGAACCACGAACAGTTTCAAAGAAACCAGAATTGCAAGTAATAACCCATATGTTAAAATCTTGCACTGTTGATATATTAGTATTATTTTTAACAGTTAATCCAATTTGTAAAGTGAAGTTACCGACCAACGATGGAGCTTGACCAGTTCTAAGAGGAATATCTTTAGATGGTTTTAAAACGAGGAAACCACCAGTTAATTGTGTATTAAGTCCATCAGCATTTTTACCAGTTCCTAACCATTGTGCATAATCCATGTGGAGACCATTGTTGTAGCTCATCGTGTAGAGTTCCTCTGTTGTGTGGCTTGCAAGGATACCAGAATAGTTATCAAACTGAATGTTGGCTCTTGTGATTGGATAATACCAGTCAGCATCAGTAGCAGCATAGGTTGTAGGTTTTACATATATAATTAACATATCTGGAATTTGTGGTAATGTTATAGTTTGAGAAGTTAATGAACCAGTTGCTCCAGCGATTATTGTCGCACTTTGTTTAGTTACATATCTAGGAAACTCCATATATGGAACAATTGACTTAGGTGGTAGCGACAAATCTAAACTTGGAGTTAAAAACTGAACGTTAATAACAGAACCTTGAAAAGGACCACCAGTAGATACTCCTTGTGTATAACCTAACTCTTTTAATGTTCTTCCTCCAAGAGTAGTTGTTCTTAAAACACGACCATTTAATCCAGTAAAGCTTGGTGCATTCATATTAAAAACGAATTGAATATTTTGACATCCGAATAAACCAGTTTCATTTTCGTGAATATCAGAGAAAATAAAAGGACTTAAAATAACTTTTTCAGTTGATGTAAAAGATACAAAAATAGGAATATTTGTTGTAGTTAAAACACCACCATTTAAAGTGCCTACTGGGATACCATCAACATAATTTACAATAATACTATTAGCAGTATAATTTCCATTACCTAATAACTCTGCACCATTTGGACCAGTAAATCTAACTAAAGGGAAAGCACCATTAGGCACATTATCAGCACTATAAGCATTAGCATAGCTATTTAAAGGAGTGTTTCCAGTTTGATAACCATTATTGTAATTTTTATAAGTATCTAAATAAGTAGGGCATGTTCTTTGCTCTCTATTTTTCTTTAAATCAGTTAAACGCATTACCTCTCTTAAAACATCATTAGTATTCATAGTAGTAGTTGTATCATTAATTGTAGCGGTAAGGGTTTGTGTTAATGAATGAAGTGGAAAACTAGCTAGGGCACAGTCTTGTCCGAATCTAACAACTGGGTCATTAACAGCAAAAGTTCCAGCAACATCAACTTTAAACGCTAAACAACAAGTGCTAGTCCAATCAATGGCTCTATCAACGAAGACGCCCTCACTAGGAACTTGAATTTGGTAGGTGTGTTGACTTTCATTAGCAGCAATAGAACCGAATGGTGAATTTGTAAGAGATAACGCGCCTTTTTCTACAGCATACTTTGGTGATGATTGAACGATTCTATCATCAAAAACAGCGATTTTTTCAATATCTGTGGACATTATTATATATAAATTATATTATAAAATAAAATTTTTATATGATTATATTTTATTAATTTTTCTAAACATTATTTTTAAGGATACAGTTGAATAATTAGTCATCCTAATAGGATATAACGAATTATCTAATCTATTTTTAAAGAAGACTTGAATATCAATATTACTTAATGATTGTTTGCTTCTTCCTAATGAACTCATACGATACTCAGCACTTGGTGCATATTCAATAAACTGACGATAATCGTGTGCATTTTGTAATGGTAGAGATATATCTGTTATTATAGGTGAGAAAGCACTTGAAGAAGTGGAAAAACCTAAATCATTAGAATCACCGAAATAAGATGGCTCACCTACTTGTTCTGGATAGATAGGAATTAGTGTGCTTGTAAATACTATTGAACTAATAGGAGACCATAAATTTGATGTGCTTACAAAGTTTTGAGTCATTACCCAATATCCATTAGCTGCTGGTGCTGGAAGAATTGCGGCTGGAACTGCTACTGGTGCTATCCAATTAGTATAATTTTTATTAACAGTTTTTAATACATATGTTTCAGATGATGGTTGAACACCTACAAAATCAAATTCAAAATTAGCTAAAAGATTAAATAAATTATTATTAAACGATAGAGTAAATATTTCTTCAGTAAGTGCTCCAAATGATGTATTTGTTTTTGTGCTAGTTCCATACCCTCTTGCATCATAGTATATAGAAAATAAATTTGTTGATTGTGTAAAAAATATTCTTGGTGCTTGTGATATTAATAAAGGATTAGTAGAACCAGCAGTAAATGTAGCTTGATATGCTGTATATTGTGTTTGTAAATCTTGTCTAAGGTCATCAAATGTTTGATTTACTAATTCACAAAAGTGTCCATAAGTATAAATCCAGTAATATGTGCCTCTCATATCTTGTTGTGTAATAGGTGGATTAGGTAATGTAAAATTATTTAATATGTATGCTAATGTTTCAGATTTATAAACAATATTTCTTCTTGCAAATCCAACAAACTGACGAGCTGTTCCACCACCATCAACGAAACTTTTAGATAATTGTAAATTAACGATTAATGTTGTTTTATTTATATCATTCTGTCCTAGTTCAATGGTTGGTATGTAGAGTGGTAAATTAAGAGAGGGTCCGTTCATTGTAAAACGAATAATACTAAATTCAAAATTAGAAATGTTATTTAAAAGTGGAACACTACGAGTTTCAGTAAATCTTATAATATTTGTATCAGATGTTCCTACTGGGTCTAATGATGTGTTATTTATAATGTCAGCATTATAATATAAAATGTTAGGGTCTCCATCATCGTCTAGGTTTCCTACTGTAGATACTATAGTTTTATACATTTATATAATTATACTTAGATTTTTTATTTTCCTAATATATTATATGTTAATAAAGAAACTATTTCATCAATGTTTAAATTGTATTTTTTTGTATATTTCTTAATCATATTATAATACTGAATATCATTTAAATCTTTATGTATCAAACGAAGAGCACAATGTCTTCCACAAGTATTAATGTTATCTCCTACTTTTTGGTATGGATAAATATTATAATCTACTGTATAACCACTATTTCTTAAAAAATTAGTTAATTTTGGTGTTTCTTGGTCTAGTTCATCTTTTTTCTGTTGTGTTAGTGTATCAAGTATATTATCTGGAGGATTTCCATAAGGATCAAAGTAATAAATTGAATTATCTTTCTTCATCATACAAACCCAATGACCACTACTTACATTATTCACTAAGTATAACATCAAACTTCTACCTTCATTATCAAAGACGTCGTCAATATGTTGAATGTCATCCAAATAGGGGTACACGAAAATGAATAAATTATCACCTAATAGTTTATTCATATCATCATCACCTAGAGCATATTTTTTTATTTCATTTATCTGTTTTTTATTTATATTTTCCATTATAAATAATTAGATTTTAATTTATACTGTGTATTATATATGAATTATTGGAAAATATCATTAGTTATTTACTGTAATTATATTAATGATATTATTCCAAGGAATAAAAATATTTTTATTACTAGTAAATATATAGATATACATCTTTACAAGTAATTAAGTTAATTATTTACATTATTCTGACTTTAAATATTCACGCTGTTGAGTTAAACTATGACCCATGGCTGATGCATCCTTCTCCATCTCATAGATATTGTATTTATTACTTAAATAAATATGACGAAGCATCGACGAACCTAATTTTTTATTAAATATTCTGT